GTCCTAGTAGGAGTTATACTTATCGATGGTGTTCTAGACGGTGTTACCGTTCTTGTTGGACTAATACTTATTGAAGGAGTTACAGACTTACTAGGAGTTCTTGATGGTGTAACCGTTCTAGTAGGTGAAATACTTATACTAGGAGTTACTGAAATACTAGGGGTTCTACTTGGTGTAACAGTTCTCGTTGGAGATATAGATATAGAAGGAGTTACAGAAGGAGTTCTAGTAATAGAAATAGATGGAGTAACTGATGGTGTTCTACTAATAGAAATAGAAGGAGTAACGGAAGGAGTTCTAGTAGTCGATGGAGTAACAGTTCTAGTAGGACTTATACTAATAGATGGAGTTACAGACTTACTAGGAGTTCTAGATGGAGTAACTGTTCTTGTAGGAGATATAGATATAGAAGGAGTGATTGAGATTGATGGTGTTCTACTTGGTGTTACCGTTCTAGTTGGACTGATGCTAATACTAGGAGTAATAGATGTAGAAGGAGTTCTAGAAGGAGTTACTGTTCTAGTCGGAGATATACTTATTGAAGGAGTAATAGATATCGACGGAGTTCTTGACGGAGTAACAGTTCTTGTAGGACTTATACTTATACTAGGTGTTATAGTTCTTGTAGGTGTAACCGAAGGAGTTATAGTTCTTGTAGGGCTTATACTTATAGACGGAGTTACAGATGGGGTTCTAGTAGTTGATGGAGTAACTGTTCTTGTAGGTGTAACCGAAGGAGTTACAGTTCTAGTCGGACTAATAGAAATAGAAGGAGTGATTGAAATACTAGGAGTTACTGATGGGGTTCTAGTAATTGACGGAGTAACAGTTCTAGTCGGTGATATACTTATAGATGGAGTTATAGATGGAGTTCTAGTAACTGATGGTGTGACTGTTCTAGTAGGTGATATACTTATTGAAGGAGTAATCGAAATACTAGGAGTTCTAGAAGGAGTTACTGTTCTAGTTGGAGATATACTTATTGATGGAGTTACAGATACTGATGGGGTTCTAGAAGGAGTAGCCGTCCTTGTTGGACTTATGCTTATACTTGGTGTTACAGATACCGATGGTGTTCTACTTGGTGTTACAGTTCTTGTAGGAGAAATACTTATACTCGGTGTAACAGATATCGAAGGAGTTCTAGAAGGAGTAGCAGTTCTAGTTGGGCTTATACTTATGCTTGGTGTTATAGAAATAGTAGGAGTAATAGATATTGACGGAGTTCTAGATGGTGTTGCAGTTCTAGTTGGTGTTATAGAAGGAGTTGCAGTTCTAGTCGGGCTAATACTTATTGAAGGAGTAATAGAAATAGAAGGAGTTACGGTTCTAGTTGGGCTTATACTTATTGAAGGTGTTGCTGATGGGGTTCTAGTAACCGTAGGTGAAGGTGTAGGAGATGCAGGTATTGCAGGAGCAAACCCATAAGGTACAAAGGCTATGCCATTATTTATAAGCTGTAAGCTAGAAAAAGAAAATTTCTTTTTAGCTATATATGTGCTTATGTAAGCATCTTTAAGATTTATTTTTTTAAATATACTCATTTACCTTATATAATGTCACAATTACCGACTGCTGTATAAATACCATTAGCATTAGTCGTTCCGTGTTTTACACCGTTAGATACAAATTTATTTGCAAGTACACTATTAAACTGATCATAAATTTTAGATACACCACTCTGTAAGGTTCCAGTTCCAGCGTTTTGCGTTGTTGATTTTAATGTTTTTGGACTTCCTCCATTAGCTTGGTCACAAGCAGCATCACCATCTACAGTCGAAAATCCTCCACTAAATGCATAAAGTGCAACTGGAGTGGGAGATGGTGTAGGTGTTGCTGTTTTAGATGGTGTCCTTGTAGGGGTAATAGAAATAGATGGCGTAATAGAAATACTAGGAGTAACAGAAGGGGTTACGGTTCTAGTTGGACTAATACTTATCGACGGTGTTACAGAAGGAGTTCTAGTAATAGATATCGACGGTGTTCTAGATGGTGTCACCGTTCTTGTTGGAGTAACCGAAGGAGTTACAGTTCTAGTTGGACTAATACTTATTGAAGGAGTAACACTCTTACTTGGTGTTCTACTAGGTGTAGGAGATACAGACGGAGTTGATGATGGTGATGGTGTAACAGAAGGAGTAGGTGATGTACTAGGTGTAGGCGAAGGAGTAGGTGATACAGGTAAGGCAGGTGCTTCACCGTATGGTACGAAAGCAATACCGTTATTTATTAAACTAATACCCTTTAATTCAAACCTTTTTTTAGCTACATAAGTTGATATGTAGACATCGTGTTGGTCTAATGACTTCCAAACTCCTTGTTGACTTAGTTGTTTCCAAATGCTCATTCATTAACATTGTCTTGTTTATTAGTAATCGAGCTTTATTCTAATAAGTGCTTCTTTTGTAAAGTCTTTTAATAGTGGTGTCGAAAGTTTAGCTACAGCTAATAAATCATTGTTATCATTATATAGTCCTACTGCGGTTATGTATGATTGAGGACTATCAATCATTACGCTATGTCTTAACTCTCCTGAACCTGTAATGTTTGAAGGATTATTAGAATAGTTAAATTCAGCATTTCTACATCTTACAAATATGTAATTAGAAGAAACAGTTTCTTGAGACCTTAGAGTAAATCCTCCTCCAGATGTACCTGATCCTGAAAGAACAGATTCGTATAAGGCAGAAACATTACTTGTTACTGAATAATCACTTACATCTGATCCTGATATAGATACTACAGGAGATGGCATACTAGCGCTCATCTGGTCTAAATTTAGAGCAACAACTCCTATGTCTGGATATAAATTACCGTACTGAATGTTTCTGTTATGCACTGAACCGGCTGAACCAGAATATAAGGCATATTCTCTTCCGGCATCAACAAATGTATCAGTTGATACGTTTAAGCTATCATCAGTTAATTTTAATACTGCACTTGCAGATTTAAAAGTTAAGGTCATTGACCCGGGTAATACTTTTTCTTTATATCTTGCTCTTTCTACTGAAATAAATCCAACGCTCGAACCTGTTGTTGTTACAGCCCCACTCTGGGATAAGAAAGTAAAGTCTGTATCTTCATCTCCAAATATTAAAGTTCTAAACTGTCCGTAAACAGTAGAGCTATAAGATTTACCAGCTACTCCTGCATCATATAATGCTGAACCGCTTCCTAATCTGTTACCGTATGCAACCGAATACTGAATAGATGCAGATGTG